AGGATGGAAATCAGCCTCCAATGCAGCAAGGTGGCGGCAATGATATGCCACAAGGTGATATGAATGGTGGTTCTGACGGTCAGCAGCCGCCTATGAGTGATGGTAAGGAGCCTCCACAAGACGGTGGCGGAATGCCGCAAGACAATGCGCCCGAAGGTGGTGAAGAAATGAATGTTGATTTTGAGCCTGGTGATGAAGGTCAAGATGCTGAAGGTGGTGATGATAATGTTGACTCAATGCAAGACGGTGATGAAGTGATTGATGTTGATGAACTTACCAATGCACAGGAAACAACAGAGGTTAAGATTGACGGTGTTAATGATAAATTGCAAGATTTATTGGCTGTAACCACTAAATTTATTGCGGCAGTTGACCAAAACAACAAGAAGATTGACGATTTGAGAGCTGAATTTGAAAAACGTAATCCATCAGAGGAAGAAAAAATTAACATTCGTTCACAAGCATCAGCACCATATTCTGAAACACCGAAAGACTTCTGGGATAAAAAGTCACAAAATTCAAATTATAATGTAATTTACAATAATGATGTTGACCCAGATAAGGAAGAAACGGAATATGTAATTAAGAAAGGTGATGTTACCGGCGGCGATGACCGTTCTCTTGCAAAATCCCTTGAATATCCTTCAAAATTGAAAGATTTTTTGGATTTTTAACGTAAAAAAATAACTAATATAAGATATTTATATACAGTAACTGGGAAAAATAACCGGTTACTGTATTTTTATATATGTAAAATTTTGTAAATTGAAAAAAATGCAGTACATTTGCAATGTAATGATAATATAATATAAACTATAAATAATTTTAACAAAATGTCAGAACAAATTAAGTTAAATGTAAACACAAGCGCAGAGGAAATTTTGAGACAGCGCAGAGCAATTCAAGAAAGCAAAGAAAAACCGCAAGTTAAGAAAAAGTTCGAGTTTGATGAAAAGAATTATCTTAACTTACGTCTTAAAGAGGGTGAAACACAGAAGAAAGTTACAGTTAGAATTCTACCTGTAAGTGCTGATGACCCAAACACATTCCTAATTCTTCACACACATTCAATGAAAGTATCCAATGAAATATCCAAGAGTGGATACAAGTCGTTTATTTGCCTTAACGAAGAGAAATTACCTAATCATGACGGACGTGGTTGCCCATTGTGCCAGAAGTCTGCTGAACTTCTCAAACAGAGTAATGAAATTCCTAATGACGCAGCACATAAGGATGAGAGAAAAGCATTATTTAAGCAGGGAATGCAATATCATTCAAAGGAAACATTTATTGTTCGTGTAATTGAAAGAGGTCATGAGGATGAGGGTGTTAAATTCTGGCGTTTTAACGCTCATAATGACGGAACCGGTATTTATGACCAATTGATGTCTATTTTTGACAACAGAGCACAGGAATCAATTGATAACGGTGATGCTTACTATAGGTTAGAAAGTTATACTGATGAAAAAGGTGCCGGTATTGGGTATATTAAAATAGACAAAGAAGAATATGATTTACTTTCTGATGATGAACGTACTATTATTCCTTATAATGTATTTGATTTGAATAATGGTAAGGATTTCATTATTACGCTTCAGTATGTTAAGAGTACGGATAAGACAACACTTACAATTAGTGATGCCGGAAAGGAAACCCCACTTTCAAAGGATATAAATAAGGCATTGTCTTGGGTAAATGACGAGAAAACTTGGGCAGATTTATATTCAATGAAACCTTTTGAATATATTGACCTTATAGCCAATGGAAAAGTACCGTTCTTCGATAAGAACAAAGAAAAGTGGGTTGATAAGGCAACAGTAAGTGAGGAAGATATTGCGGCTGCTGAAGCACGTAAGATACTTGAAAACGGTGGTAAAAACACACAGACGGCTAAGACTGAAGAGAAAACAAAAGATATAAATACTTCTCCACAGTTGGAAGATGAAGCGGAAGGTGATGATTTACCATTCTAAATAAAGTAATAACCGGTCTAATAATTGGTTAGACTGGTTATTATATAAAAATAAAAGAATTATGGTTTTTACTTATTAATGAGTAAATTTTATTACTATTTTGGGTCAATGTCAAGTGGTAAAACTGCTTTGCTATTGATGAAAGCACATTCATTTGAAGAACGTGGTATTTCATTTTTGTGTATAAAGCCGTCAATTGATGACAGAGACGGCGAAGATATAATCAAATCGAGAATCGGTTTATCGAGAGAGTGTATTTCATTTGATGCAACACATAATTTATATAAGTTTATTGACAACTATATTGTAAATGTACAACTTCAAGGCTATGACAAACCAAGGTGGATACTTGTGGATGAGTGTCAGTTCTTAACGAAAGAACAAGTCGACCAACTTGCAGAGGTCGTTGATAATTTGGATGTAAATGTCATGTGTTATGGTCTGAGGACTGATTTCAAGACTGATTTCTTTGAAGGCTCTAAGAGATTAATGGAAATTGCAGACGATATAGAAGAGTTAAAATCATCTTGCGGTTGTGGTAGGAAAGCCATAGTTAATGCAAGGATTGATGCCTTTGGAAATATAGTCAGTGACGGTGAACAAATTGAAATTGGTGGAAATGACAAATATATTTCACTTTGCAGAAAATGTTATCATACATTGTTAGAGAAACAGAAAAAAGAAAAAATGTAAATATAAACTAATTTAAAGTTAAAAAATTATGGCACAACCAATTAAAAAAGGAGCAGGTATTAAAACCTTGTCAAAAGAAGAAAAGTTAGCAGCATTAAAAGCGTTTAAAAATGAAAATAATCTTAGTGGTGCTAAGGAGAAAGAATTATCGTGGTTCATATTGCCGGAGGCTTTCCAAGATGCTACAAGACTTCCTGGTATTCCGCAAGGCTATGTTAGCGCAATAAGGGGTCATTCAAATACCGGTAAGAGTACAATTAAACTTGAATTGATTAAGGCTGCACAAAGACAGGGCGTTATTCCTGTTGTTTTTGAACTTGAAAACAATTTTGCATGGCAGCATGCCAAGGACATTGGTGTAAATATTGAGGAATATGTAGATGAGGAAACCGGAGAAGTTACATATGGTCCTGGTGATGATATGCTGTATTACGATACTACCAAATTATATGAAATATACGGCAAATTCGACCATGAGCATGGAAAGTGGTTACAGAAAGCAAACCGTGAAACATATGTCATTGAGGACGTTGCAATGTGTATTAAGGATTTGATACGTAAACAGAGGGAAGGTAAACTTCCTTTCGATATGGTCTTCATTGTTGATAGTATTGGTGTTGGCGATTGTTATAGGGCTGCTGCTAACAATTCAAGTAATAATATGTGGTATGCAAATGCAGTATCAACAGCATTTAACACAATTGTTAATGACCTTATTCCTTCTTCAAGAAATATTAATTCTGAATATACTAACAGTATGTTTGTGATTAATAAGATTTGGGTTGAGAATACTGCTATTGGACTTCCTTCGGCAAAAAGTAAGGGTGGTATTGCCTTAACTTATGCTTATAGACTTCTTCTGTATGTCGGTGGTATTGCAAGTGCAAGTGTTAAAGCATTGACCGCTACATCTGGTGGAAAGGAATATCAGTATGGTGTCAAGACAAAGATTAAGGTTGAGAAGAATCATATTAATAATCTGACTTATACCGGTGAAATTTGTTCATTACAACAAGGTTTGTGGAATCCGGACAAGTTGGATGAATACAAGAAAGAATATGCACAGTTTATCAAGGAAAAACTCGCAGAAACTAACAAGATTAGTCTTGATGAGGTTGGTGATATTACGTTTGAAGAGGTTGATAAAGAGGAATAATTAACTTAAATTTGATGAAAAGATGAAATTGACTTTAAAAAAAGAGGCTGAGTTTGAATTTAATGAAAGTAAGTACACTGCAATTCCGAGCGAAGTGTTTACTACGTTGGTAGGTGAACCTGATGATAGTTGCCTTAGTGACACAAAACTACCGGAGATGGTAATGTTTGAAAACAAGGCTGATTATATCAAAACCGCAAAATTGCATGACATAGACTATAATAGAAGCATCTATGTTTCGAGTAAAGGACAGATTTTATGTTATTTGAATACTTTTTCAAGTGATGAGTCAACCAATTCCGAAGAAAGTAAAGGAGAATAATCCTAATTTGGGTGTTAAGACGTTTAATACACTACTTGTGGACGGTTCCAATATTCTGGAACTGTCCTCACTTGGTGATAAGACGATTTCAAGTAATGGAAAACAAGTCGGTGGGATACAGCAGTTTCTTTTGCAGATAAAGATTCTGATGATGAAAGCCAATTTTAGATATGTATATGTGTTCTGGGATGGAGATAACTCAGGATATTATAGATATCTTGTTAATGAGCAATATAAGAGTAACCGTGACAAGAATTTTATTGTTGATGATGGGCTTTCTGACTATATGAAAGAGTTCAATGCGAACATTAAACGTATGCAGAACTACATTTTCAATAAGAAAAATAAGGAAAAAACCGACCAACAGAAGAAAGACAAGGAAATATTCTATGAACAGCGTGAAATTATAATGTCTTGTCTTGAAGAATTGTTTGTAAGGCAAGTAGTTTGTGACAAAGTTGAGGCTGATGACCTTATTGGATATTATGTTAAGAATAAAAAACCCAACGAACGTATTGTGATAATGTCAAACGATAGGGATTTGACGCAATTGATTGCCGATGACGTAATTATATATATTCAAAGTACCAAGAAGTTCATTAATAAGAAGAATCATACAGAGGAAATGGGTTATTATTATGAGAATGTGTTACTTAAAAAGATGATATGTGGTGATGCATCTGATAGTATTAAGGGTATAAAGGGTGTCGGTGAAATAACCTTATTCAAAAATTTCCCACAATTAAAAGAAAGGAAAGTAGAACTTGAAGAAATTATCGATGGTGCAAGGAAAATCAATGAGGAACGTGCAAAATTAAAACAAAAGCCTCTTCAATGGGCAAAAAACATCGTAGAAGGTATTACAGATGGTGCTCAAGGTGACAGAATTTATGAGATTAACAAAAAAATCATTGATTTGAAGAATCCGTTGATGACCGATGAAGCAAAAGAAATAATGGATAGTATGATGTATGCCCCCATTGACCCTGAAGGACGAAGTTATGACAATTTATACAAAATTTTGTGTGATGCGGGCGTGGATGATTTGAAAGACCCTACCAGATTTAGTAATTTTTTTATAGAATATGCATATTTGATTGACAAAGAGAAGAAAAATTCGTAAATTTATTTTGTAAGGTAAAATAAAAGCAGTATATTTGCAAGTGATAGTTTAATATAGATTTGTTTAACAACGTAAATTTAAAAAAGAAATGTTAGAAGACAACATTAAAAAAGAAGCAAAAGTCGTGGATAACGAAGCCTATAAGGAAAGGTTTCAATTTCTACTTTGGGTAAATGATAATATTATTTGCCAACGTTATTTTAAGATTAATGGTTATAACAACGATTCTCTGAGGTCTTTACAGTTTAAGGAGACAATGGATAATGTTGTTACAATGATTAAAGAGGATTTGATTTCAAAGAGTCGTATCTTTATGTGGTATACGAGGGATGAGCCTGTAAAGATGAAAGGTTTTGTAAACAATTATGATGGACTTGATTATTCTGATATTATATATTTGACTTCACCGGATTATAAGGATAGTGTGAAATTATCTAACGGTGAAATTATTGAGAAAGACTACTTTAATTATGCTGAAGGTACTGAGGATTCCTATGCCGATACAGAGGACTTGAAGCCTTGGGATGTTACGTTTAAATTCCAAATGCTGATTGATGAACAACCTGTGTATGAGCGTATATGGGATGGTACTGTATATCCTAAATATGTGCGCAACGGTGTTGATTTGACTAATTCTGATGTCTTGTATAAAGACAAGGAACCATCTTCTCTTCATTTCAGTTGTGCTATTATTCGTCATATGACGATTGGTAAAATTGACCTTGTTTACCATATTATCAAGCAGATTTGTGAGGTTATGAGTTACAAGTTTGAAGATAGTAACAAATATACCAAGCGTATGAAGTATGATGGCAAAAACTATCTTCTCTCAACCTATAATAAGGATTGGGTCGATGCCGCAAGACAGCATTATGCTGAAAAGACGAAGGCTTATCAGATTGACCTTATGAGAGATGAAAGATATAAGGATACGTTCGGTCTGACACCTGGTCAGTTTGAATATATCGAGAACCGTTTGTAAACGGTAATCAAATCTCCTTCCTCCGGCCGTTCAAATTAGGACGGCCTTTTTATACATTTTTTTTTTGTTTAACAGAATAATTTTTTTAATTTATAAATGAGTTCTAATCGTAATGATAGAAGTACATTAGGATATCTTGGTGCTGATTTCCAGTTAAAACTTGTAAAATGTTTTTTTGAAGACCAAAAGTATTTTGCAAATATACAGGAAATCGTAGACCAAAATATGTTTAGCAATGAACATCTTAGAAGAATTGTAGGTTTCATGAAAGACCGTTATAACTTTAATGAGACCGTTACAACTTATTTTGAGATGGAAACTATAATCAGAAGTAAAGTTTCGGACGCAATTTCAGTTGAGCAACTTCTTGCCCATCTTGAGAAAATCAAGGAGATGGACTTAACCGGTATGGATTTGGTCGAGGAAGAATCGGAAAATTTCTTCAAGCAACAGAATCTTACCAAGGCAATAAACAAGGCACAGGATATTATTAAGAAAGGTGAATTTGACAATTATTATGTAATTGAAGATGTAATAAAAAAAGCCCTTGAAACAAACACCAAAGAAGAAGGCGGAAAAAGGTTGTTCGAAAATATTGATAAAACGCTTTCTGAGGATGCCAAGATAAGAATACCTACGGGAGCAGATAAACTTGATGCGACACTGCATGGTGGTCTTGCAAAAGGCGAATTGGGGGTAATAATCGCACCAAGCGGTATCGGAAAAGCTCAACCACTTACTTCAAAGGTGCTTACACCAACTGGTTTCAAGACTATGGGTGAAATGAAAGTCGGTGAAATGGTGATTGGCGGTGACGGTAAGCCGCATCAGGTGATTGGCGTATTCCCACAAGGAAAAAGACCTGTATATAAGGTTAGTTTTAGCAATGGTACAAGCTGTGAGTGTGATATTGACCATTTGTGGAATGTAAATACTTATTATCAGAGAACTCGTAAAACATATGTTAAAGGGAGTGGTGTGAAAAACATGAAACGGGAATATAATAGTGATAAAACGTTTAAAACGTGGAGTCTTAGAGAAATTATAGACCGTGGAATAATTAAGTATTTTCCAAATTCCGGAAGGAAAACTTATGTTTTTAAAGTGCCTGTTGTAAAACCGATTGAATTTGATAAACAAGAAGTTCCTATTAATCCGTATTTAGCAGGTTATTATATTGGTGATGGATGTTTCCAAAAACAGAATATTAGTGTTGGTATACAAGATAAAGAGTCTGCATTTAATGAACTGAGTGTTATATTAAAAGATGAACTACATCCATTTTTTAATGAGAAACGAAATATATGGTCTTTTAACTTAACAGGAAGTATTAGAAAAAAATGTATTGATACATTTGGTGTTTGTAACAGTAAAGATAAAGAGATACCTGAATGTTATTTGTTGAATACAAAAGAAGTAAGAATTAGTATACTTCAAGGTTTAATGGATTCAGACGGTACAGTATACAAAAACGGTCATTCTGAATTTAACACCAAAAGTAAAAAACTTGCAGAACAGGTAACTTTTTTGGTTAAATCTCTTGGGGGTTATGTTAGTGTAAAAGAAAAAAAGAGTAGTTATTTTAATAAAAAATATAATAAACGTATTGATTGTGGTATTAGTTATCGTGTAAGCATTATGCTAAATGATGAAAATATATCTTTATATCGTTTTAAAAGAAAACAAGACAGAGTTAAATATCGCACTAAGTATAAAGAAAGTATTTACATTACCGATGTTGAATATTTGAGGGAAGATGAAACTCAATGTATATTGGTTGATTCTGACGAGCATCTTTATGTGACCGATGACTTCATTGTGACACATAATACCTCTGCTACAACCGGTTTTGCTGCCAATGCTGCAATAACCAAATGTAAGAGTAATAATGATAAAGGTTTCAAAGTACTGCATTATTTCTTTGAGGATGAGGAAAACGATATAGAAAGAAAATATTATGGTTTTTTAACAGGCTACGATGCCGGTGATTTGCATTTGCCTCATATTAGACCGTATGTAATAGAAATATTAAATGAGAATGCTGAAACAAAACGCATGCTTCGTGAGAATATTAAATTTGAACGGTTAATAAGTGGCGAGGTAACGGCTTCACAGATTAAAAACAAAATAAGACATGAAATTGCACTCGGTTTTAAACCTGATTTAGTTATTATTGACTATTTTGAATGCTTGAAGGCTGAAAAGGGTGACAAAAGTGATAGTGAATGGACAAAAGAGGCTATTACAATGAGAAAGTTGGAAGCCATTGCACATGAATTCGATATTGCTATATGGGTTCCGATACAAGGCACAAAAGATTCACTAGGACAGGAACTTGTCGGTCTTATGCATGCAGGCGGTTCAGTAAAGAAAATACAGATTGCTCATGTCATTATCACTTTTGCGGCCAGTGATGCCATGAAGTTGGATGGTAAACTTAACATTGCCATTGGTAAGTTCAGAGGTGGAAAACTTGATAGGAATAAATTCATGAATGTCTATTTTAACAACGGAACTTGTAGGTTTGACATGAGTGAAGTCGATGAAAATAACGATGATATGTCTTTTGACGAAAAGCAATCAAGTAGATTGAATGAAATTGCAAGGCAAACCAAACAAACTTATCAAAAATAAATGTGATTAAATAGACAGAAATTAATATTTTTAATAAAATTTTTTTATATTTTTTTATTCTGTGTATATCAGACAGTTAAGTGAGTTGCCTATATTTTTTAACAAAAATCGGTGACTTTTTTGAAAGACGATATGATATATATTATATACCAAAGTTACAGAATAAAGATTAAAAAATAATATAAATTATGCGTGTAAGAAAAAGTGATGGCTCTTTTGAAGAGTATAATTCAAACAAGGTTAAACGCGGTATCTGTGAGGCGTATACCGCAGTTAATGAGACATGCCCAGATGGGTTAATTGATTCGTTGGCAAATAACCTTTTTATTTACGACAATATTTCTTCTAGTGAAATAAGAAGACAAGTTGAAGAGGCGTTAATGTCAGTGAACAAGAAAGTGGCTAGGGAGTATATTAAGAAATATGAAGAAAAACAAGATAAGGATAAAACTCTTAAAAAAGATAGTGATTTTATAAGAGACTATATCAGTGCATCAAATGCTTCATCCGGTTCAAAATATGATTCTAATGCTAATGTTGAAAATAAAAATATTGTAACACTTGGACAAGAACTTCATAAAGGCAAGAATATTCAGCAAAATAGGTATATAATGCATAATAAGATAAAGGCGTTATATTCTAAAAAACTCGCTGACCAATATATAAAGGATATTGAAACACATGTATTATATAAACATGATGAAAGTGGTACACCCGGTTATCCTTATTGCGTGGCAATCACAATGTATCCATTCCTTATTGATGGTTTAAGAAATATTGGCGGTCAATCAAAAGCACCAACAGACCTTAAATCATACTGCGGAGAGTTTATAAATTTGGTTTATTCAGTATCATCACAATTTATGGGGGCTGTTGCAACACCAGAATTCCTTATGTATATGGACTATTTCATTAGAAAGGATTATGGTGACGATTATCTTGATATACTTGATAAACAAGTTGAACTTAACAGGAAGGGTAGAACCCTTGAACAAGTTATTGAGAATTGCTTTCAACAGGTTGTTCATTCTATGAATATGCCGGCGGGTAATCGTGGCTATCAAACGGTTTTTTGGAATGTAGGTTATTTTGATAAAAATTATTTTGATGGCGTATTCGGAGAATTTAGATTTCCTGATGGAACTGCGCCAAAATGGGAAACATTATCTTGGTTGCAGAAGAAATTCATGAAATGGTTCAATGAGGAAAGAACAAAGTATATATTGACTTTCCCAGTCGAGACAATGGCGATGCTTACCGATGGTCATGATATAATAGACAAGGAATATGCCGATTTTACAGCTGAAATGTGGGCTGAAGGACACTCGTTCTTCTGTTATTTGAGTGATTCACCAGACTCTTTGAGTTCTTGTTGCAGACTTAGAAACTCATTGAAAGATGGAGAGGAAGATGACGAACATAACCACACGACACACCAATTCTCTATGGGTACTGCATCAGTAGCGACAGGTTCAAAGTCTGTAATGACCATTAACCTTAATCGCGTTATTCAGAATGCCACAAGAGAGTATTTTGAGAAAGTTGAAGGTAAAAAGTTGGAGAATGGTGTACAAGTAGATATTCATAAGGTAAAGGATAAGAAAGCACTTTATGAATATATTGCTAATGGCGTTACTGAAATGACTGAGAGAGTACACAAGTACCAAAGAGCATTTAATGAGATTATTAAGGATTTCCTTAACGCAAATATGCTTGACATATATAGAGCCGGATTCATTAACATGAAGAAACAGTATCTTACCATTGGTGTGAATGGCCTTACAGATGCAGCTGAGTTCTTATCAATTAATGCAAACCTTAATGATGACTACGAGGAATTTGTAAATATGATTCTTGAAACTATCAATATCTCTAATAAGAAAGATAGAACAAGAGATTGTATGTATAACACAGAGTTTGTTCCAGGTGAAAACCTTTCTAATAAAAACTATAATTGGGATAAGAAAGATGGTTACTATGTATCGCCAAAGCATATAATGTATAGTAGTTATTTTTTCAATCCTGAAGATACTGAATTATCAATCCTTGATAAGATGAAATTACATGGCAAGAATTATGTAAAGTATCTTGACGGCGGACAGGCGGCACATTTGAATATTAATGAACATCTTTCATTTGAACAATATAGGCATTTATTGAAAGTCGCATCTGAATATGGCTGTAGTTATTTCACCTATAATTGTAAGAATTCAGTTTGCAACGATTGTGGGTATATAAGCAAAGACACATTAGATGTTTGTCCTAAGTGTGGAAGCCACAATATAGATTATCTTACAAGAATAATCGGTTATCTTAAACGTGTTAGTTCTTTCAACGAAGCAAGACAAATAGAAGAACATATGAGAAATTATAATAAAGAATAATTTTATTTTAAAATGATACAAATATTACGTAAAGACGGATGGAAACTAAATCCAAATGATAAAATCGTTAATGCCATATTAAAAAGATGTGAAAAGTGTGATGGATTATGCCCTTGTACACACGATTCTGAGGATTATGAAGGTAAGGATTTACATTGTCCATGTACTGATTACAAAATAAAAGATGTATGCGAATGTGGATTATATGTAAAAGATTCAAATTGGGATTACATAACAAAAAGGTAAATTTATGATAAAATATTATAATGCGATGGTAGTATTTGAAGAAATTCCGGATGAAGTGACACTAGCAATTAATATAACAAATTGTCCGTGTCATTGTCCGGGTTGCCATTCAAAGTTTTTGTGGGATAATGTTGGTACTGAACTAACAGAAGAAGAGTTACACAAGTTAATTTTAAAAAATGATGGAATAACATGTGTTTGTTTTATGGGCGGAGATTCAGACCCAGAAGATGTTGTTAGATTATCTGAATATGTAAATTGTATAGAACATTTAAACGTTGGATGGTACAGTGGTAGGGATGAATTTGTGAACAGTCTCAACTACGATTTTTTTGAATATGTCAAAATTGGCCATTATGATATGAATTTAGGTGGTTTGGATAGTAAAACAACTAATCAACGCTTATACAAGAAAAAAATAAGCACATCCAATGGCTTGAATTTACCTACATGGCATGATATAACAAATAAGTTTTGGAAATAATAATTTATAAATAATCTCAGAACACCTATATTTAATATTATAGGTGTTTTATTTTATACAATATGGCAAGAACTCAACACTATGGAATTAAATTTCCTTTTAATATTAAAAGTGATGAAAAAACGTTTGTTGATTTAGATACTACGGCAGGAGAAGGTATCAAATCACAAATTATGCATCTTATCTTTACCCCAATCGGGCAAAGGATAAGAAGACCTCTTTTTGGCTCTAAACTCATACAGTTTATTTTCAATCCAAACGATAATCAGACGTATGGTGATGTTGTATCGGAAATAAAGGATATGGTAAAGAGGAATATACCTAATTGCAGTCTTGATGATATAAATGTCTATGAAATCAATGATGGTTTAGGACTTGTTGCAAGTATAAAATACAGCGTTAGCGAAAATGGTGGAACAACCCAATATCAAATAATGACTAATTTGTAATTCAAATAAAGAATTTTAATTAAATAATATGGCAGAGAGTAGAATACAATATTCAGCAAGGAATTTTGATGATTTTAGAAAAGCGTTATTGGATATTTCAATGAAGTATTATCCTGACATAGCAGACAGTTATAATGACGCGTCTGTCGGTTCATGGTTTATAGACTTGTTTGCTGATGTGGCTGATGCTTTAAATTATCATATTGATAGGACGTATCAGGAAACTTCGGTCAATGCAGCCGGACAGAGAAGTTCTTTGTTGAGTATTGCAAGAAATAATGGTTTGAAGGTTCCTGGTAAAAAGGCCGCTGTCGTGGAGATTGAACTTTCTTGCGAGTTACCTTTAAATGCACAAGGTAGTGCAGCAACGGGTAATTTAAGGGAGGCTGATGAGAATTATGCCCCATATGTTAAGCGTGGCACATTATTTTCTACCGGACTTGTAACCTTTGAATTAGTTAATGATGTTGATTTTAAAGAACAGTTTGATGAGAATGGTATATCGAACAGACAGATAATACCAAATCACGATTCAAATGGTAACATTATAAGCTATACATATAAAAAATTAGGTATTGCCGTTGCCGGACAAAGTAAGGTTTACAAAAGGGTTATCTCAAACAGTGATATTAAGCCTTTTATGAGTGTATTGTTGCAGGATAAGGATATTCTTGGTGTTGAAAGTATTCTTGTTAAACAAGGAACTGACTTGTCTACAAATCCTATGATAAAGGAATATAGTGTAGATAAGGAGACTTTTGAAGATAAGGATGGAAAACCAATTAATAGGTATTTTGAAGTTGATAACCTTGCAGAACAATATAGGTTTGGGGTTGATGAAAACGCCCCCACATGGGAAACTGAAACAACAAGTTACGCAACAACAGCCGATGGCGAACCAGTTCAGTTTGAAAAGGCGATTCAGATAACTCATGTCGCAAAAGGACAATGGAAACGTCTTAAAAATAAGTTTACAACTGAGTTTACAGACAATAATTCACTTAAAATAACATTTGGCGCAGGACTTAAAAATCAATATGGTACAATCCCGACTGATGCAAGATTATTTACACAATATATAATGTCCAGAATGGAGGCTAATGATTATATGGGTGTATTACCTGAGCCGAATACGACAATGTATATACTTTACAGAGTTGGTGGTGGAGAACAGAGTAATATTGCAAAAGATACACTTACAAATATAATCAATTTAAGTATGACGATTGACGGTAACTGTGATGACGGCGAAGATTCAAGAAAGAAACGTAACGTTAAAAATTCATTAAAGGTTACTAATACGACACCTTCTTATGGCGGTAAGGATGAACCATCAGATGAGGAACTTAGACAGTTAATCAAATACAATTCTGCTGCCAAGAACCGTTGTGTTACGTTACATGATTATGTTGCGAGGATAAATGAATTACCGGCAAAATACGGTACGCCATTCCGTTGCGGGGTAATTGAGGAAAACAATAAGGTCGTAATATATACGCTTGGTCTTGATTCCGAAGGACACTTAGAACCTAAATTATCTGAATATGTTGCAAATAATATAAAGGAATATCTGTCAATGTATAGGATGATTAATGACTTTGTTGAAATACGTTCCGGTAAAGTTATAAACGTTTCATTTGAAGTCGATATTTTCGTTGACAAATCATATGAAAAATCTGAAGTGGTTAAGAGGGTTATCGAAAAAATAACTGAATATATGGACATACGTAACCATTTAATGGGTGATGAGTATTTCATTGGTGATTTGGAGAAAGAGATTTCAAAACTTGATGGTGTTAAGAACCTTATTGAGTTAAGGGTTTACAATAAAGTTGGTACGGAAAACGGATATTCGGCTGATGAAACAACACAACAATTGATTGACCCGAATGATTGCTGCTATGATGAGTATGGCGAAGGAAATAGTAATTTTGATAGAAGAATAGACCTTAAAGCAAGTGACAAGATTTTATTCACTGAGGCAAATAGTCTATTGGAAATCAAATATCCTAACCGTGATATAAGGGTTAATGTTCGTGAAAGATAATGAATACTATTTTTTAACGTTTACGACACTCTATTAATAGGAATAGGGTGTTTTTTTATTGAATAAAAGGTACATTTTACCTATTTTTATATTAAAATTATATATAATGCCTTGTAATTGTAAAAATAAAGTAAAGAAAATGGAGAAATATTCTGAAGACATTGTGAATGACGATGCCAAAAAGATTAAGAATCCATTTTTGAAAATATTAGAGATTTTATTGCAAATTTGTTTTGGAATTTTCTGCGGTATCGTAATTATTATTATGATAGTGCCAATGTTGTTATACATTATCGGCTGTCTTATCACCGGTAAAGAGGCACATTTCAAGATTAGAAACATTTTTAAAAAGAAAAAATAAACCGTTTTTAAGCACGTTTAATGGCAGAGGGTTATAAATCTTACAGGATAAGGACAAAAGTCGGTCAGGACGCACCAAATGTGGTAAATGTACACCTTGACCAAACATATGACGAGTTTCAGATTCTATCATTGAAGATAGACCAAAAAAATAGTTACAATTTATATCAATCTGATAAAGGTATCATCGTTGGTCGTGTATTAGCCAATGGTGGTGTCGGTGTGTCAAACGCCAAGGTTTCAATCTTTATTGAAACTGATGATACAATGAGTTTGGATAAACATATCATATATCCTTATTCATCTGTTAATGATACAAATGATGATAGAGTAAGATACAATCTCCTGCCGGATTATGTAGATGAGACTTGCCATCAGAATGTAGGTACATTCCCAAATAAGAGATACGTGCTTGATAATGATGATGTTATTGAGGTTTTTGATAAGTTTTGGAAGTATACAACAGTAACGAATACCGCCGGTGACTATATGCTTTATGGAATACCAACAGGTAATCACACCTTACACATGGATGTTGACTTATCTGATATTGGCTTATTAAGCCAGAAGCCACGTGACCTTGCTTATAAAGGGTTTAACATTAACTTATTTGAAAGCCCTACAAAATTCAAACAAGACACTAATCTTAATAGTCTTGCTCAAATTAAATCACAAGATATCGGTGTATTTGTCTATCCTTTCTGGGGCGACAGCACCGATAATTCAGATAATATTGCCGTAACACGTTGTGATATACAGATTGACTATAAATTTGAACCTACTTGTGTGTTTATTGGCTGTATCATAACTGATACCGGCAGTAATGCAATCGGAAAGAATTGTGCAGGTACTGATAATGTAGGTAAAATGTCTGATTTGGTTGCCGGTGAAGGGTCTATTGAAATGATTCGTAAGACCATTGATAACAAGGTTGAGGAATTTCAGATTAAAGGAAATCGTGTAATTGACGGTGATGGTGTATGGTGCTATCAGATACCAATGAATCTTGACTATGTAATGACGGATGAATTTGGTAATCTTGTACCGACGGATAATCCTGATAAGGGTATTCCTACAAGGACACGTGTAAGATTTAGAGTTTCATTGGATGACCCACCCAGTGATAATACCGCACGTAAGAGATGTAAATATCTTGTACCTAACAACCCAAGATTGGATGAAGATAGATTCCCTGTATTTACTGCTGATGAAATGCATGAACCTGACTATGAATTTGGCAGTAATACAAGGGAAGAGAGTTTCTGTGACTTGTTTTGGAATAAAGTCTATACAGTTAAGAACTATATTCCTAGAATACAGAAAAATACCAAAATTACAAATAGAAAACATACTGGTATAAAATTAATAAACCATTATGGCGATAATAATCCAATGCCATATAATAATCTGAGTATCAAATTGTCATTCACATACAGATTTATATGTGTACTTACAAAGATATTCATTTTGTTGGTTGGCTTCTTGAACAATATAATTACAATACTTGGTGCAATACCTTGTAAGATTGCGGATTTCTTCAGAAGTATTGCTGATTTCTTTAATTTTAAGATACTTGGATGGAGACCTCTTGGGGTTGTTGCAAGTATGTTTGAGGCTGTTGCAAAAGTTTTCGACTTATTAACACCTCCTTGTATTGCGATTTCTTCTGAGTTTTGTACCGAAGATGTTACACACGCATATACATTCTATCCTGGATGCGGTAGAAAAGGCTTGGCAAATGTAATAGGTCCGTTGGCGGATTGTGTATGGGATAAAACACAAGAGAGACATTATGATGATATGCGTGATGTAAAACAAGAGGATAAGACAGAACCTATAAATAATGACTCAGAGTTGTATAATTGTGTTGAATCGCAATTGGCAGAAGATAATGATGCAACATCTTTCAACTTCCAAAATGACTGGATAAATGGTACACTTTATTCTCCATTATGGTATAGGAAGATAACACCAAAGCGAAGTTTCTTGTTTGGGCTGTTTAAACGTAGTGCGAAAGATGAGTGGTGTTCTGCTGACCATGCATACAATGGATTGGTAAGAATTTTCCACCCTTGTGCGGTTAAGCGTGACGGAACTGCAAAATATACAACACATGATGGTAAATCTGGGCAAGAAGCAAAATATATGAGTGGAAGTCCTGGATGTAGTGATGACTGTCATGAAAATAAGACAATCATTGGACTTAACAATGGTGTTATAAGAACTAAACAGACCATGTTAGGGCAGACCGTATATTATTATAAACCTGTTGAATATGAGACTATTAAACAAGAAGGCGATGGCATAAGAAAAGAAGGAAATTATAACGGTGCTTTAAAACTTCTTTTTGCTACAGATATTGTATTGCTTGGAAGTCTTAATGATTGTGACTTGAATGGTGTTCCACAATTCTTCAAATCTCTTGAATCAAGTACATATAAATTACCGCCTAACATGTTGTTTACAGATAACAACATGGTTCAGAGTTTCAATGAAGACGGAACTATATCAACTCGTTTTGACCAAGTTAGCACAAGTGAAATGACTGGAAATGACTGGGGCAATAGAAATGACGATATGTGTGGTGAACCTGATGGCGGTTTATTCTATGACATTGGCTGCTCTTCAATTGAAATGATACCTAAGTCATGTATTAATCTTTTAAGGATATGTGAATTTGGTGTTTCATTGGATGAAACCAAACAAGTACCTAATTTGAAAAATGTTGAGGATTCTGGCGATAATGCATTTGAAACATTGGTACCTGATGGCTTTATTTCAAAGGACGAACTGTATAATGATAATGAACGTAGTATGTTTGCTACGATGAACGGTAATGAGTTATTAACAAAATTGAATACAGAAAATGGCTTGAAAGAATATGATTTCAGACATTTGTATGTTGATAATTTTGATAATTCATTGTTTTCCGCAATGTCTTTAAGACAGAAGAAATGTTCAGAATATACCTATACAAATAACTGGAAACTTGAAAGCTTCAGTGCCGGATACTATGATTTTAGAATGGGTAAAAGACCTTATTTCTATGATAAAGAAAATAGGTTCCCAAGATATGAAAATTCATTCTATTTCTATTTCGGCCTAAAAGTTGGAAAAACGGCTATTGATAAGTTTAATAGTCAATTCTTTGCTGAATGCTATAATTCAGAAGATGCAGTAAGTCCTATACGTATCGAAGTTAAAGGTAATTCATGGTGTTCTGAGATTAACGATGGTAAAATTAATGAGGGCGAAAATAAAAAAAATGATGGTTTTGTTAAAATAGACCTTTCTGAAGTATCGTTACCTTGTGACATATTGATACAAGATGTTGAAAACGGTGACTTTGAATTTGTGGCTAAGGGTATTAATGATGAAAAAATCATAATTGCAAATAAAGATGTGGCTCGACAATATGAAAATACACACAAACAAGTGTGTATGACAAGGAAAATAAGGAAAAAAGATTACGGAAGAATATGCTCATTGGATAATAGCA